TCTCTCTATCTCAGCCACTACCGCGTCGTACTCCTCCTCCCGGGAGAGGCGGTATCCCTCAGGCTTCTCAGCCATCCGAATAACCCCCTCCTCAACGGGCCTAGTACGTTCTGGAAGCGCGGTAAGCGCACGACGTATTTTTTTATCCCGGCGACACGCCGCCTGTTGCCCAGGGGAAAGGTTGTAAAGCTTTTTATCCTGCTGTTTAGACAGAATATGTGCATTGGCACGCACCACCTTCACAAAAGACCTTCGATCGCAAGTAGCCTCGGCTGCCAAACCGAGTACGTCATCCACATCCGGCTTCATCCAAAGGGCCGACATATTATACTTCTTCTGAGACGAACCATCCCGGAAGAGCGTTGAGTTGATCTCCGCTTTTCGGTCATCGGACATCGTCTTCTCCCAATTGACGACAAAACCGACATTACTGCCTTGGATTCCGATTTCCTCACGGAGATTAGTTTCGTGTCGAACTTCCCGCGTAAGCAGGTCGTCTCCGTTCACTAGTAACGGGTGACTTGACCACTCTCGAAACGAAATCTCCTTCCTCTTCAATAAGGCGGTCATCGCAAGATCGACCACCGTCTTGTTCATAAGGCATAAAAGTGGAAACGACATGACAGAGCCCATGGGTTGACCCCGAGTCGCCTCACCATCCACTCCATCAATCTTAAGGGCAGCCAAGACACGTAGAGCACGTCTCTCGTCATCAGTAAGATTGTGGGCCTTACGAATAAGGATCTCAACCGCCGCCTCAACGTAGGCGATCTTTATCATATCCGTGGCAGACGAATAATCAAAAGAGAGGTACCGTGTACCGGTTAGTCTCCTTATGTCCTCATCGGTCGGTTCCCCGACAAGGAGCCATCCCTTCCTACTAATACTCTCATATAGCGAGTAGTGCAGAGGACCGAGAATCCTAGTATTCTCGGCCGAATATAAGGTCACCACCCGCGGTTTCCCAGAGGAAAACACGAGCTCCGCTCTGCATTTATCACTGAAACCCTCACGGTTCCAGTTCCCGCCGTCGCGACGTTTATACGACAATGTCGCATTACCATTCGGGATAAATGGCCGTCTGTATTGATCCCAACCGGTCTCTACATTCGCAGAGAAGGCTCGCTTGAAGTCTTCAAGATGCTGAGAGCACACCTCCACCGGCTGAAACCGCGCCTCACGCCATTCGTCAAGTCGCTGTAGAAACCTAGGTTCACAGTTACTACAGCAGTTTTGCTCAATCTTTTGGATTGTCTTAAAACTCAACTCCCACAGAGTGTCTAACTCTGCGGGGAAGCATTGACGTACGGCGGTCCGTAGGCCACCGCACTCCACGTAAGACGGGAGATCCCGTTCCTTTGGTAAGCCCAATTGGCGATACCATCGTACTAGGGTTACCGCTTTCCCCAATAAGCGTGCAGATCTGGTACACCCATCCATATCGCCCTCTGATAACACCGTGTAAGGGTTACAGCGCGCGGCAGGATGCCCGCTCGATTTAGCATCGGTTTTAGGTCCCGAGTTGACCGCACCATCTTTTTTTAATT